GCTGGGATAGATTAAAGTTTACCGTCATATTTATGGGAGCGGGAGCGGCCTGGGTTGGCTGCCGGTTCTGGGCGGCTGGGATAATTTTTTCCCCCTGGTGGATATATGCGATCATATCGTGGGGAACATAGTCGGTGCCGACGGCAAAGCTTGGTAAATCCGGATTGACCCAGGCCCCGGATGAGGCCGCGCCGCCCAATACATCGCCCGATGCCAGGCCGGTTAAAGCGGTTAATTTGACGCCGCCACTCATGGCGCCCACGGCGGAATCCAGCAGACTGCCCAGAACGCCAGAGGTACCCTTAGCGGGGTTTCCCATAAATGACATCTGCACCCGAGCTGCCATATAATTGGCCACCATGCGTTTCGACATATCCTCAAAGGCCGCGCCAATACTGTCAAAATTATTGGTCATCAGGTCGTAAAAGGTATTGGCGGTGTATGTTTCGATATTGCGGTAGGCCTGTTTCCACGCCTCGGACATCTGGTCGGCGGCGTCTTTATGGGCGGCAACAGTTTTGTCTAAGGCCTTTTTTTGTTTCGCTTCGTTCGCGTCCAGCCCGGCAAGTTGCGCCTGCCACATCGCTTTCTGCGCAGCTGTAATATTCTCAATCGCCTGGAAATGCTGATTAATCGCCGCGCGAGCATTATCAAATTGAGTTTTTATCTGGTCAAGGTTACGTTGCCGCTCGGTCTCAGATAGCAGTTTTGCAGCCTCATATGCTTTTTTAAGACGTTTATCGCTTTCATCTTTATATTTAGTGGTTATCTGGTCTTCGCCCTTAGCTTCAGCGGCAACGATAGCGGCGATTATTTCTTTACGTTTGCCCTTGTACTCTTCACTGTTATTTACCTGCTTAACCAAAAACTCCGTTTGGAGTTGCTCCGCCTCTTGCTGCTGGCGAGCGTCAAGTTTTGCTAACTCAGTATCATATTTTCTTTTTAATACTTTCCGCTCTTGAGATGAGCCAGAAAAAGCGTCCAGCTTCTTATAAAGAGAAGATTTTAAATCACTATATTCTTTTGCCTGGCTTTCTACTATCTGGGCGCTATAGGCGTCATATTTTTTATTATTGGCTAATAATTCATCTTTGTCATGGGCTACTTGATATTTGGTTAAATCATTAAGACCTTTAAGGTAAATAGTTTTTTGTTTGTCCCAATATGCCTTTTTCTGTGCTAATTCCTTGGCTTCTCCGCTTTTCACTAATTGGAGATCTTGCGCATTTATCGCATCTTGCAATTTTTTGTCTAAGGCAAGTTCTTTAGTAGCATATGCAGACGCCGCTTTTGCCTTGTCTTTTAGGCTTTGTGCATACGCCTCTACATGAATCGCCGACTCTGGGGTAATATCGTTTACGCCAGAATTTAATTTTGCCGCGTGTAGGGCAATTATCTTATCGTTTGACAGAACTTTGCCGGTGAAAGTATATGCTTTATGCAAATCTTCAATTTCCGCCGTTTTCGCAGCGGCTAATTGCTTCTCCAGATCCTGCAACTGTTTCTGCATTGCCAGAATGTTTTTCCTGTTCTCAGGAGTCCATCCAGCGTTTTGTTGCGAACCATCACCCCACTCATCTTGCCACCCAGCAAGAAAATCCTTTATATCGAGTATTTCATCATAAATTTCTTCTATCTTCCCCTGCGCGGGCGTCCATCCCGCACCAGTAGCATCATGCCCCGCCAACGTAGCATCCGCTGTCGGACGTGCAGACAAATCCTGATACGCCATATATCCGACCCCAGCAGCAATCCCGCCAAGCGCACCGCCGGATAATGTTCCCGTGCCTACTGCCTCTAGTATTCCAATGCCCTTAGAAGCGCCATATGCAACAACAAGTGCCTTAAGAATCTGCGCAGTTTCAGGGTCGAAGGCAATGCTCTTGATCTCTTTGCTCAGGTTTTTCGCAAAATCCCAGGCATCGTGCATATCATCCTGAATTTTAAAGGCGAAATCAGTTAAATGGCCATCGTCTAAAAATAAGTCATTTAGCTCTTTAGCATATTTAATCAGGTCTTTATATACAGGGAGCATACCACCACGGAGTACCTTGCGATATATCGTCCCCATGGTAGTGCCAACTGAAGTCCAAGTATCCCTTAATTGCGGAACAAGTTCACCGAATGCAGCGAGCATCCCGCCAACTTTTTCAATTAAGACACCTTGATCTTGCCAGAGTTTAAGCTGTTCTTTGAGGGTAATATTGGTATGTTTGTTTTGACGCCAGATAGAGGCTAAAACTTTGGGTAAGCGGTCGGTCATCCGCATCTGGCCCATCAGCAGAGCGTGAAGCTCCTGGCGCATCTGAATCTCTTTCTGCTGGCCTGCGGTAAGCATGGCGAGGGCGTTCGCCATATTAACAAAGCCCTCTTCCTGCTTCTTATTATTCAGATCAAGCCATACGCCATACTGCGCCATGGTCTCGGCCATAAGCGTTAAATCATGACCGGAAGCGATGGTCTTGGTGTTCATTAACTCCAGACGCGGAATTAATGCCTTAGCGTAGATGTTGGCTTCTTTAAAGGCTTGTGCGATATTGCCTTCTTGCCCCGCCTTGGAGAAGGTGGCTACGAAGCCGGTCATGGTGATTACCGACTGGTTAAAATCTTCTACATATTTTAGGCCGGTCTTGAACTGGTTTAAAGCGGTATATGCTGCAGTTATAGCACCGCCAAAAGCTCCAAACGAACCAACCAGTTTACCGATTGACGAGTTCAAAGCACCGGCGTTCTGCTTTGTCTTCACAAGCGACTTATTCACCGCCCTCATCTGGGCAGTCATGGCATCTTTTAATGCCATTCTTACGAAAACGTTTTTAGTGCTCATCGTCAGAATTGATTACTTGTGAGATTATTGTCATAGCATCTAGGTACTTGGCTGTTTGGTCAAGTAACCCCCCTGCCGCCGGTAAAAGGTTGTTCTTGTAATGCCCGTACCAGTATATCCACTCGTTGGTATCTGCGGATATACTGGTCTTGGGACACCAATACAGCTTCTCCCCGTCTATTTCCCAGAGGGGGATGTCGCTTTTTTCTTTTTCGGTACAGTGCCGCCAGTAGTTGCAGTTGTCCCCGCATTGGAACTTGTCGGGCTGTCTGGCGACGTGGACAGCCCATCGGAGTTTTTTGCTTCTTCCGTACCGAAGCCCATTAATTTCTGCGCTTCTGCACCAAGTTCTTCCTGGTCTTCCATGGATAGCCGGTCGATATTGGCACGTTTATTCACCGTCTTAAATGGAACCTTACGGCCTTCGGAATCAAAGAAATTATCCCAGCCGACAAGTACCTCCTCCAAGACGATAAGCGCATATTCAATGGCCACTTCAATAGGAAGATCTTCCCCGTTTCCAGCGTCTTCAGTAGGATCAGTTCTACTCGCCCGGATAAGTGAAATGAACTTGCCCTTGATCCGGGCCTTTTTGCTACTGGTGGGCGCTTGCAAATAAAAGACAGCGGCGTCTTCTTTGCCCTGCTCCGCCTCCAGGATATATTCAATCCTGCTTGTTGGGTCGATTGCTACTGGCATATTATGCCTCCTTTAGTTAAAATCTTTAAAAAAGCCTATCACGTAAATATCAGCTCCATCTCGTCATCTCCCGCGCTACCTGTCGCGGTGAATGGGATATTATTCACCCTGATCCCGTCCTGATCGGTATAGCTGATTTCGCGAGACACGGCATAGTCAACATCGAAATCAATAATATTCCCGGCTGTCGAGCCTATCGTGGCGGTAAGCGCTTGAGGTGTTGCGGCTTCCCACGCTGCCCAGAAATCATGATCGGCAATTAAAGTAGCTTCCGGGTCAAAAGTACCGTTCGGGTCTCTGCCGGTAATACGCATCTGGCCATAACCATCGGCGGCGTTTATATCGTTCGGGGTCGCAATCGTATTACTCAGATCAAGGCTTAGTGCGGAGATTGTGGCGGCATATCCAGCTACAGAGAAATTAGCAGACACACAAATTGGCGGAGTAGGCGTATTCACTGGGCCAGAAGAAGGCAAGGCGGTGTCAACAGGCTTAATGTATGTGCCGGTCAGATTGAATTTCAACGTACCGAATTTCCCGGCAGTTAAATCAAGCGATACAGAGCCAACCATACCAGGAATCTTGTGTAAAAGACCATCAAGATACATATAAACCGTTACTGATTCAAAACCAGATGATGTTGGTTTATATGTTACAGAAGTAGTTGCGACTACTGTTTCCGCCAGCCCACAAGCCCGTAACAAGGGGCCAACCTGCGGGGCAGTGCCAACGGTGCCAGATCCTTTCAATTCGCAATCGAAAGAACAGGTTACTTTTTTACGCCCGATAATATGCCCGATGGGGCTAAGGTTCTGCCGGACAAAATCACGGGTAACAAGTTCACCGTCAACCTTTATATCAGGTGACGACACTAAAATCGCATCAGTAGGCGATACCGGCGCTGCATCAACGCCATACGTTGTTTCGAGCTTTGCAAGCACGATTGTGTTTCTGGTAAGCATTTTATTTCTCCTTTAAAGAAGTTTAACTAAATGGGTTTAAATGTGCTGTTCTATATTCAACTGTTACGGAAATATCAGTGCCAGCGGTTAATTTCTGGCCTTCATCAATACCCGTTTGGTTGCTGTCAATATTTATATCAAGTGCAAGACCGCCCAAGCTATAATCAGTGCCAAAAGCCTTAATTATATCAGCCAGCATATTGTTACACACCTTGTACCAGTCGTCACCGTCTGTATAGGTGGCCCTGGCAGCAAGGTCGAGGATTAAATAATTGTGGTCAAGCCCTATGGTTAGTGTGCTATCAGTAGTCTCTTTGCCCTCATTAATAATCAGGCCGGGCAACTCGTCTTTTTCAAGGATACGGGTAGTGCCACGGAACACATTCTTACCCAGATCAATTGCATAACCGTTTACAACGGTAATACTACCCATTAACGTCTTCACCGCCTGGACTATCTGCTCCCTTCTCGAATCACTCATGGCCCCATAACCTCTCTATTGCTACTAACGTCTTCTCAGCGATTTTAGGTATCTCCCTTGGGAAATAGCCCCTGATATTCGTGCGAGGCGGTAAAACTACACGCCTTAAAAGAACAAACATCGGGACTACTTTGCCAAGTCTATACCCGCGCTTTGCCCGCCTGAAATACTTCTTTAACTTTGCGCCACCACTGGCCACCTTTTGATAGATAACCAAAAAGCCTTTTTTATTCTGTCTTACAAAAGAGTTTTTCAGCATCCGGGGGCGGAGGCGGCGGCGAGTGTTATATATGCCTTTAATGGTTGCCCGTTTACCCTTTACCGTTCTACCACCGGCATTAGGAGTTGGAATCGCCAGATATTTACCTTTTTTCGGGGTGATTACCGCCCCATACTCTTGCGCTGCTGCAATTTTTACCCGTGAATACACATCCATCTTCACGGTATTGGCTTTATATCCGCTTACACTCACCCGATACGACTTGGCCAATTTGCCGGTACCGCCTAACCGATGCTTCATCTTACTCCTGAGCTTCGGCTGTAACCTAATCGCCTCTTTCGCCCAGACCGCATGAACAGCTCGGCCTAACTTCTTTTTATCGCTTAACCGTTCAACTGCCTTTTGCAGATCAGTAAACCCTTCAAGGGAAACATAACGGCCTACCTTATCAGCGGCTTTCATCCTGTTTTATCAGCTTCACAATGGGCAATATCATTGTCCATGTCCACTACCCCACTGATTTTATAGGTATATGTACCATCATCGAAGGTATCGCCAATTTGCGGGGTTGGCACCTGCTGCCGGTTCAAATCAACCTCAAAATATGCCGAACGCACCGTACCATCTTCCAGCAGCCCAGACCGTTCCGTAAGAAACAGATTAGTAGTTATGGGAACACCGGAAGCGGGGGTATAACTCACTGATACGCAATCATCGAAGTCGTCCGTATCAAAATACTCGGACAATGTTTCACCGGCGAAAGCCATTACCTTTTATCAACCCTTTTACCGACAATAGCGGCCTTTTTAACACGGGAATCGTGAACCTTGGCATTATACTTATCCGCCTTACCACTACCGATAAGAGATACAGCGGTGTCTTGCGGTACGTCCTCGATGGTATTGGCCATACCAACCTTCTCGGCACTGATTACAATGTTACGTTTCAAAAATACTTTCATTGCTGGTCTCCTAAAGTAAGGCGTGGGTAGTTTTACCTACCCACGCCCGTTGATTATGCGGTTAAATAATCCTTAACAACTGCGAAAGACTCAGGGTGGCGTACTGCAATATCAACATCCTGAAGGGCTGTTACCCGCAATCCGCCGGAAGCAGACTTGGTATAAGGATCTACAAGAATATCAAGCCCGCCCCAAAGACCGATCAGCAACTGGCTCCAAACGCCAAGAATCATCGCCGAACAAACGCCATAGGATGTCCCCTTGTCCAGATCGGAAGGCACCTGGTTACTGGCCATGGCACGATAGCCATTCAGATTGCCTTCGCCAACGGCATTACCATTCTCCCACAGATAAGTCGGATACCCGGATACTTTCGGCGTGGCCTTCATCTTACCGCGTACTTTGGCATTGGTCAGATAGGCCATGGTGCCAATATCGGCGTTATCAATAGCGACTTCGGTCTCAAGATTGATTATTGAAGCAAAGTCAGGGGCCGCACCGTTCGTACCCATGGCTACCAGACCAACACCAGACTGATTCAGAACACCTGTCGGCTCGTTGGAAGAGCCCGCGCCGTTGATTGCGGCGGAATCCATGGCCAAGGCAAGAACAGTGGCCAGGTCGCTACGCACAAAGTTTTCCATATCCATGGAAGACTGCTGAAGCAGTTTACGGGTAAGCTCAGTCAATGCACCGACTGTCTTGGGGCTCATGGCAACCTGCCCGATGGCCTGCTGGCTCTCGGTAATATCTGCGCCCTCTGCCAACCAGTAACCAGTAGCTCCGCCGGTCTGCTTCGGGATAGCCACATCACCTACCAAACCGGAAAGTACAGTAGCGCCCAACTGGCGAATTACCATCTTATTGCGAAGCATCTCAATAAAAGAACCGGCCATAAGGTCGGTGGCCACGGTATTACCGCCAGCGGTAGCAGTACCGACATTCAAATCCCTCTGCTCGGCCATTACATCATAAGGTACGAAAAAGCCCTGCGCCTGCTTATTCAGCTTTTGCGATACGGCGTCAGAGCATTCACGCTCAAGCTCGGCACCGCGCCAATCGTTCTTGGATGCCGCTACAATGGCCCGCAAAAAGGAATACTTGGACAGGTCTTTCTTACCCATCCCCAATTCAGCATCGGGGGTTTCGGTGGCCTTCATACCGGCGATCTTCTCAAGCATAACGCCCCGGAACTCGTCAACGCTGGTGCCTTTGGCGATATGGTCGAGTGCCAGTTCAGGCATCTTATGGGTCTCGCACATGGCCTTGATGGTTTCAACACGCTCCTTTTCAGCGGCACGCTCATTCACCAAAATAGTATGCGCAGACTTTTCCATGTCTGACTTGATTTCAGACTTAATGGCCTCAACATCAATGGGCTCGCTCTTTACTTCAACTTTCTGATCTTTCGTTTCCATAACTTTCTCCTTGATTTCAATTAAAGTTTCGTACTTATCATTATCAACAGACCTACCCACGCCAACAGTATCATCAGCTGCAACGCTTACAATGCTGATCTCCAACGGCTCCCATTTTGTTACCCGGTACGTATCGCCATCGCCATTATCAGAAGTTGATTCCAAGACCATTTTAAGAACCCTGTATCCTACCGAAACCTTAGATTTGATCGAATCCTGAATGTCTTGTAATATCTCTTCTGCTCTGGCCGACTTTGAAAAACGCACCGTGGCTCTGCCCACTCTGTCAGAGTCAATCGAAGCCTTTTCAACAACACCTATTTGATCTGTAGGATTATGGTCTGCAAGTAGGGGGGCTTTATTCTCCAGCCGCCCCATATCAACTGCACCTGAAGTATGATCCAGAATCTCCGTGCCGAACCACCTGTCATACGGTTCTTCACTCGAAAATGCTAATTCAATCGTTCTATCTTCTGCTACCCCCGCACGGTTTATATCAAAGTTCCGATAAAAGGTTCCCGTTTTGATCGTTTTAAATTGTTTCTTCATAGTTTTTTACCTGGTTGTGCCGGTTGCGCGGCTTGTTCAGCAATGGCTCTGTTCTGTAGTTCAGTAGCTTCCCATTCCAATTCATCAAAAATTTCTTCAATATCGTTACCAGCTTCAGCGGCGATTCTGGTTCTTGAAGTGGTTCTGTTAAGTAATCCCTTTGTATTGGCGTTCTCGTCCTTTAATGGATCAATCCATTTCCACCGTTTAGCCTGGAACTTGTGCGCTTCGTACCGATACTTCTGCCGGTAATCAAGCGGTATAGTCCCGGATATAAGGCCAAGTTCCAAAAACTCCTCAAAAACATTCTCACATAAAGTCTCAATCAATAATTCTTCCTGTAAGACCATCCAGTTATCACGCTCTTCAATCTTTGCTGAACGATCAGCGGAATAGCTTGTGCCCTTCTGATCGTTTGACAGGGATGTATAAGAGACATTCCAACCTGACGCTACACCCTGAATCTCTTTGGTCATAAACGGGTCAAGATCGCCAGCGGCGGAATGGGGGTTAAACTCTTTAAAATCCCAGCCTGCTGGAAGTTGTTCAATAAGGCCAGGCTCAACCTCCTCAATTACATTGCCATCATCTTGTACTTCATCGCCTTTATATTCAGTGCCGGTCGGGGTGTATAAAAAGCCCATCTTTGACGCACCTACCCTGGCAGATACAACAGTTGATTCTTTATACCCATCCAATAGTTTCACATCAGTAGCGCCGACAGCAAGCCAAGAAACTGCCCGCACTTGCCCCGGATGCTCCGCTACAAACCCATGTATTATCTCATCCGCCGGGATACGATCACGTTTCCCTGAAATATACGCTTCATGCCCATGAGATCTTATGCGAATATAATACGCTACAGGGCGATCCCACTTATCAAGCTCAATGCCTAAGACAACACGATTCCCGTTAGGTAACTCCGCCTCATGGTATGTTTCGTCGAGGTAATCGGCATCAATAAATTGCAGTGCAAAGCCATATTTGAACCGCTTATTCCGTACCTTACGGATCAGACATTCACCGTCTCTGGCAACTGTCTTCACAAACACATTCTGGACATTCAGCCACGAAAGCGTACCGTTCGTGCAACAATTCTTTTTCTTACCGAAATCTTTCCATGCCGCCTCTAAGATACGGTTCGCACGGCCATCAATCTTACCCTTAGAAGTCTTGACTTTAGCCTGGTATACCGCCCCCTTATGCCCCACCACATTGGAGCCCACCATGTGGATTAATTTACGGGCGAATACATTGTTATTGGCTAAATCCCTGCCACGTGCGCGAATAGGCCGGAGAGCCCTTGATAATTCCTGGTTTATATTCACCGGCATTGTCGGCCAATCATTAAAAAGACGGCCAACTTGCGCGGCTGAATATGCGCGACCTCGCGGACGGCGACGAGCGGCACTTCGTTTCTCAAGGCCGTGTATCGCCTTATTCAATATATTTACAATGGTCTTTTTCATGTGAACCTGGTGAAAATCTTACGCCCGCTGCCAAGTCCCTGGCTTATACGTTCCGCCTGGACTTCTGCCTCGTACTCGGCTTTCAATTTATCCCGCCACATTAAAAGCTGCTCAGGCGGAAGCCGGTCAACTCTGCGACCATTAGGAACGTGCAAAGACATCTGATCCTTAGACGCTTTCTTCAGTAGCATTGCTTCAAGCGCATCCAAGGTCTGCTTAATTATAGTACGGGCATCATAACCTGTAGATTGTGTGGCAAAGTCAGGCTTAATCTCAACAATGCCATGGCCGACCTGATAGCGTTCACCAGACTTAGTAACATACGATTGCCAGGCGTAATCACCAGAAGCATATGCCACTGAATCGGCAGCTGGGATAGTAACAACAAAATCATCACCAGAAGCGACAACTTTGCTACCATCTATAAGGATAAGCGCGGAATCTTTTACAAGGGCATAGGATAACGCCCACCCTGCGGACGCAGGATAATCGCCGAATGTTTTCTGCCATACAACAGTATCACCAGCGATAAACGATAACGGTTCTGTAGTCGCAACAGACATAAACACCAGTGAGTTAAAGGTTAATATTGCTTCTCTTTATACCCACATACGTATATAATTATAAGAATCAGATAGTTATACTTGCGTTTACAACTTTTTTATGTATTTTTGCTTGACAATACAATCATAAGTAGTTAAGATTAATTAGCGTAATAAATAGTTAGGCACATAAAACGAAAAAGGGAGGCGATAAAATGAATGAAGTAGAATTTTATGAGGATGAAGCAAGGACGGGTAGTTTTTTGCTCGCGCAAGGGTTAGAGCGTGACCATAAAAAAGTACGAGATTTAATTGAAAAATATAGAAAGGATTTTGAAGACTTTAGCGTTTTAAAAAAGCGAAAGTTACGGTCAACTGGCGGTAGGGCTGCCAACGAATATATGCTCGACGAAGACCAATTTATGTTTTTAGGGACGCTGCTAAGAAATAATAAAAAGGTGGTCGCTTTTAAGAAAGCGATAATCAAGCAGTTCAAAAAATGTCGGGACGAAAACGCCGCACTCCAACATCACAAAGCACAACCTGATTACAGAATCGTCCGGGACGCTGGCAAATTAGTAAGAAAGGAAACAACAGACGGAATGAAGCAATTTATCGAATACGCCAAATCCCAAGGTAGCCAAAACGCCGATAAATATTATACCAATATCACTAAAATGCTGAATAGCCTCCTGTTTATCGCTAGAGGAAAGTTTAAGAATGTCCGCGAGGTTATGACTACCCAACAATTAATGACCATTAGTTCTGCCGAACAGATTGTATATCGTGGTTTGGTTGACGGCATGAGCCGGAAAAAATACTACAAAGACATCTACCAAGACGTGAAAGCAAAAGTCAAATTATTTGCTGAACTCCACGGCAAGAGCGAAATAATAGACCAGATGCTTTTAGAAAACAAAGAAAATCTACCGGAGGAAACCAAATGAAACTGATAGGGAATTTGTTCGCAATCTTGTTCTTAATCATGATATTCCATAGTCTTTTTACTGACGATTCTACCCCGCCGCCACCTAAAGTCTATGAAACCAATCGGGGCTACACTGCGCCGACTGCGTGGAAAGAATATTACCCCGGCGCACAATTTGACGCCGCTAATGTTCAAACAGTGGGGCATAATATCTTCATTGTATATTACAAAGTGAATGGCGACCACGACGCATCAAGGGTGTTCTGCAATAACAACACAATAGCACCATGGTATGGCGCAGAAAATCTATGGGACAATTTATACGCACTTCACTCCAAAGTTACTTCGCCTAAAGATAAGGCGTTAGTTTCAGCTATCTGTGGGGTGTATCATTGAAGCCAAATACAATAAACGGCGCAGTTCGCACGGAGGTTATTGGTGATTGTACTTTGTACCAGGGTGATTGTGCCGTGATTTTGCCACAGTTACCGGACTTTGATTTGATACTTACCGGCAACTAAGATAACAACCTATGCCTGTCGTCCCGCTTCCGTTGACTTTTGCTCCAAGAACGGTTATAATTTGTTTTATTAACAATAATTAATGAGACAAAACCAATGGTTACATTAACTTGTGAAATTTGCGGAGAATCTTTTGAAGTAAAACCATACAGGGAAAAAACAGCACGGTTTTGTAGTAGAAAATGTGGAGGTGTATGGCATGCGAAAACGAGACTCCCTTCTATTGTTAGCAAAGCAATGAAGGGCAATACTCTCCGCAAAGGGCTACACCCTACTAATAGTTTTAAAAAAGGACATCGCCCCTGGAATAAAGGGAAGAAAGGCATCCACCTTTCCCTGCAAACAGAATTTAAAAAAGGCTGTAAATCCGCCCATAAGGCGCCTATAGGGACAATAAGAACAAGGTTCTCTCATGGAGTTAATAGACAATATATAAAAACTGATGACAAAACATGGGGAATATATGCTATTTATGTGTGGGAGAAACACTTTGGGAAAATAAAAAACGGTCATGTTATTCACCACAAAGATAAAAATACTTTGAACGATGATATTAAGAATCTGGAGTGTTTAACACGTAGTGAACATATAAAAAAACATCTGCACAACCGGCATTGAAGAAGCGTACCGGACAAGGCCAAGGCTGTTTGATGTAGTTAAAAAAGAGGCCGCTAAACCGATGAGATTGTTTTAGTCAACGCTTTCGGTAGTGGTATAAGCCCCATGGCATCTCTTGCAGACCTTATACCGCTTCCGAAATGTATCAAAATCATCAGTTTTATAAATAACCACGTTCTTTTTGCGGTCTTTGCCACGTTCAGTTACGCCGCATTTTGGACATTTCATGCTATCTCCATCCGTTCACAAACCCTTTACCACGGCGATGCTTCTTAATTATCTTCGCCGGGGCTGGTTGTATTTCCCCAAAATGAACCGTGTTTATCCGACCTGATACCAAGTTCACACCGCCACCTGGCCATGACGGATCGGCGACAGCTGAACAGCCTACCTCGCAATCTAAAAGGTCGTTACGCTTCTTCACCTGATCCCAATATACCGTACCATTAGCCTTTACCTTCTTCTCTTCTGCCAGGATATGGTTTACATATTCATCGTACTCCTCATCACTGCCTTTATGTAGATAAGCACCACGGGTCTTGCCTTCAATCGCATATTCAAGACGAGTATGGAAATTCTCCTTTAACAAATCAGTATTAAGTGATATAATGCTTAATCCACCCGGAAGAGCTTTACCGCTCGGTGTTTTATCCAAAGTCTTCCCTATTTTGAGTATCCCGGCAATAGCTGAACTCGCGCCTTTTGTTCCCCACACCCGGCACCCTCGGCCTGTAGCATTATCACGAAGCCACCAATACGCCTCTTCTGTCATGCTCATGTCCTGATACTTCTTGCCACCACCTGTATCAATAGCGGCACGCCATATACGCATCCCTAAATTATCGTGGCCCACAACCGGGTATTCAGTTTCAAACAGTAATTCTTCCACATCCTGCCAAGAAGCCAACTGGCCATAGTGGATATTCCAGGAAGTAAAATCTCTGGCCCATGCCCGAACAACAAACCAAAAGCCGTATTTCTGGTTATCAATAAAAGCAGTTAAGGCCACTGCCTCTTCCGGCACCGTTTGAGGCTCAAGGTCTGTACGAGCTTTTAATATCTTCGTCTGGGTAGCGGCAACAACAACCTCCTCAAAAGGCTCTGCTAATGTAGAATTTACAAAACCCTTTAGGGCTTCCCGTCTGTTCTTACCGTTCAGCTTGAATATATCTACCCAATTCTGCACAAGTGATTCTAACCTACCAGTATCAAACAGAGACACAAGCCGGTTAATATGAGTGAATTTGCGCCGCTCATCGCCATGCTCCGGGGCGCGCGGCAATCTTTTACCTTTTGCAACGGCTTCATTTTTTTCTATAGTTGTCCACAACCCGCCACATTCACCACAACAATATCGGGCAGTATCAATTACCTGCTGGCGGGTAGCATCTCGACCACCTTCCCATACCACGCCGCCAAACTCGTGCATCTTGCCATCTTCGCCAAGGTATTTATTACCGGGGAACCCATAAAGATGCTCTTGTGACCATCTAAGCGGCTGAAACTGGCCGCAATGGTGGCATGGGACGTGCCAGTCGTAAACAATATCAAACGAATCCATTAAAGTTATGATATTGCCCTCTTTTGTCGAGGGGGTAGAAAACCAGATATGTTTCTTATACCCAGATGGGTAAGATGCCGCGCGCTCTTTCAATAACGACATCGCCCCCGCTTCCGCCGTTACCTGAGACCAGCCTTTTTTGTCTATTTCGTCAGCAATGGTAATCCGGCAAGTCTTGGTGGCAAGCCGGGCCACCGAACTTGACCAGGAAAAATCAATCCTTGCGCCGTTAATTAACTTTATCTCGTCTTTATTGAAATTCACCGGATCATAAAACCGGCTTAAATGCTCCGAATCCGTGAACATCGCCTGGACTTTCTCGCGGTTCACATATTCTGACGTATCCTGATCTGCTAAAACAGCAATAATGGGTGACGGGTCTTGATCGCAATAATACCCGATAACATTCACCATAAGCCCGTCTGTCTTACCAATCTGGGCGGCGGCGCAACAACCAACCTCGTCAATATCAGGATCGCAACAGTCGTCCATAACCGGAACCAGAAAAGGCACCATTGCGCATCTATACGGCCCCTTAATAGCAGAAAGACGGCCAAGCACCCGATACCGTTCAGCCCATTCAGCGATACCAATATCTTCCGGCGGCTTTATCGCTTCCCGCTCACTCGGGAATAGGTCTATTTTTTGATAGGTTTTGGTCATTTTTTGTTGTGGCTATATCTCGTTGCCCCACACATCCCACCCAACTTCAGGGTATCGGCAAAAGAGTTCACATCTCGGTAAGTCGCCACATAGCTTTACAATAGCATCACGCACTTCGTCCGGTTTCCTACTGTGTTCCCGCCTTTGCGCCACCACCAGTTCCCTCACAGATGCACTTATCCGCTTGGGCTTGCCTTTGGTCGCTAAAAGACAAAGCTCAGGATTGCTTCTTGTCCAGTTCCCACCGCCGAAACAGTATTTCCCGTTTACTGTTGTTTTAACCCATGTAAAAGCCACAGTCTTATATTCAAAGCCCCACGCCTTTATAACTTCGAGTGCAAGTGGTAATTCGGAGTTCATAACCCACAAGAACAAAATCGCATTATCAGCAGCAATCTTACTTACAGGAAGATTAATAATATCTTCTGCCTTCATTGTTGGGTAAAGTCTGCCCTTTGCCGCTTCACTTAACCCCTTACGTTTTTGAAAATTAAAATTCCAAGGTGGATCAGCGTAAATAATAGAATACCCCCCCCCATGAAGCGACCTAAATGGCATACAACGTACCTCTACTCAGGTATTTTTTGAATAGCTTATATACCCGCCGAGGGCTAGTATCGCCGCCAAACCCGACAACAAGGTAGCAGCTGCCACAGCCGCACCAATCTCACTTGGAGAACGCCCATGATACCCAGTCAACATTAGAAACAGCCCCACAAGCCATATCGCTACTTCGATAATAGCGAAAAAACAAAATGTTATCTTATAGATATTCACGCCATCTCCTTACTGTTATTCACCCGTTTCATAATGCAAAATAACTTGCGGTGATCTGCCAGTATATTTTAATTTGTGCATCTCAATAGCATCTTCCGGCTTAAATACTACCCGCCATATTGGCCCAGATCCCCTATTGCCAAGATTGGCAGCTTGCTCCGCATCATACGCCGCAACCAACACGACCCCGCCAGCATATTTCCCATGGCCTTCTATTTTGTAAAGTTTCATAATATTGCTAACCGTAAATTATGACAATCTTGGCATTTCCGCGACCCAAAAAGACTGGTAATAAACAAACGCGGCGACAACAACACCGTCTTTATAAAACTCCAGTCTTTTATTACTCACGTCTAAATTATCTGCCTCAATATAGACAATTTCACCCGAACTATCCTTCACACCCCAAACTTGCGTTGTCTTGACATCACAATCATCTTTAATAGCTTGGTTATGCTCAAAATGCCGCGCGCACCCGATTATCTTTGACTGCTCATCATCCACAATCAACGATATGGGGAGCGTGACCCCTGATAGCATCCTTTCATACGCCGCTAAAACTTTCGCCAATGTATATGAATCTGCTCGCTGGAGCATCTCTAAGCCATCCATAAAAACTATCCTGTACTCCTTCATTTTTTCTTCTCCTTTTGTGAGTGTTTTCGTACTGGGGCAAGTGAGACTAATCCGTTAATTTTATTACACTTTTTGAAACCGCTATTTAAGGCTTTGCGCAAAAACGGCCTGTACGATAATAATTATTTCTAATCGCTTTTTGCTCACGGTCTATTATGCCACGCATCTGAGATTGTGTCTTGCCCTCCAATAATGGGGGCAGCCGCATAGACAAGGAACTAAGGCCATTAGCAACTTCGATAAGCCGGGCCGCCCATTGCTTCGCAACATCTTTTTTATCAATTAAATCGCCATCTGTCTTGTCGGCTTTCAGCTTCTCGTTCCTGGCTTTCTCACGCCAGTAATCAAGTTTAACAGCGGCAATATCCTTGTCCTGCTCCTCCGCCTTCGAGGCCATTACATTCTCTTGCCACCAGCCGAATATATCCTTAAAAATCCAATTCCCACGCTTATATACCGGCATGCCAAGATTGGCCCAGTTCGCTATTGTCGTATTGGATACGTTAAATATCTCGCAGAGTTGCGCGGTGGTAACAATAAGTGGAGGTTTTACTTTTGCCATGGGTTTTCCTTTTTCTGGAGGGAATAGTCGGCCATCTTGTCGATAATCTTTGCCATCGGCTGCTCTTCCAGGGCCGCAACTAATCGCAACTTGGAGAGCGTTTCGCGCCAAACTTTAACGGTAACGAATTTGCTTTTAGACTTTTTCATGGTGCCATTTTACACATTTTAGGTGCAAGTGTCAACCAATATTTTGACGCTGCCAGAGTTGCCTGCCAAAAAAATGGCACTGTAGCGTCAAAATATTGACGAATCTGGTGTCAAAATATTGACGTTGCGGGGCAGAATGGACGCTTTTAAGTAGGTTTTTAATTATTTTTATTGGCAATCAGCTTTATTTTACCTCATGTATTTTTCGATTGGGGCCCTGTTACC